TTTTTTTCGTCTATCTCGTGCAATCGAATTCATAAAATTTTCGGAAAATGGTATCAAAGTGGTATCACGATCACAACTGCTGACAACTTTATCGCAACTTTGTCGCAACAAAAAAAGCCTCCCCTGGTGGAGGGAGGCAAAGGAAAAGAAAAGGATAGAATCCTCGGAGCGTCTATTTCGATGATTTAAGTGCGGAGTCCTGGAACTCCTTCCGGACCGCTTTCATCTCTTCAACACCGTTACCGTCGATCATGTGGTTCATCATTGCGTTTAAGGATCTTAGAATCAGGTCATCAGTCTTCTGGCGCTGTTCCTTTTCATCTTCGAGATTGTGAATCCTGCGCTCATGGTCGTCCAGCTGGTCGAAAGGCTTTCGGAATGTCCGGATCAGTGCGATGACTGCAGCAATGCCTCCGACCAGCCAGAAGATCGATGCCAATGAAATTGTGTAGTCCATAGCGGTCACTCCTTCGGCTTATTGGCCTGATAGCCAAAGTAGAACGTCATGATCGCAACAACGATCTGCATAAATTTCTCATCGATCGGCTGACCGGTCACGACTAAGTAACACAGGCAGCTGATGACCAGAATCGTCATGATGCTCTTCACATCGATAAGCTTAGCAATCTGTCCGGAGATTGTTTTCACGGTGGTATCCTCACTTTCATGTCCGACCTCAAACAGAGGATCGGCTGGTTCTTCATGTACTGGCTCGTTTTGAGGCTGTGGAGCTGTTTCTGTAGGCGGAATGAGTGCATCTTCGTCCTCCTTCGGAATCGTCTCAGGAGGCACCTCGGCAGGCTCCTGCGCGGCCTTCTCTACGACTTCCGCAAGCACATTGGAAAGCGGCCGGTGTTCTCCGGTCGCATAGTACACATCATAACCGTCCTGCAGCTGTGCCGATCCTCCGGAGTCAAGGATGCAGAGATCCCTGATGCCGTCGATCGACTTTGCCCAGGCTCGGCACTGATCAGCTGACAGGTTCCCTTTTACCAGCGCGAAGCAGTAGCGCTCCGCCGTCCGGATCAGCAGTGACTGCGTTCCAGTCCAATCTCTTTTCCAGAACGTTTCCGGACTCGTCATGTCGACATCCTTGCCGTCATGCATCAGGATGATCGCAGGAGAACATGCAAAGACTACATCCTCCGGACCGTACCAGAAATCATTGTCCATACCGATCACGCTGGATCCATCCGTTTTAAGCGCGTAGAACAGGAAACTCCCCTGTCTTGGAACACTCCACTCGTCGAGTCCGCAGCGCACTCCAAGAGCCTGTCCGGTGCTCATATCGAAGAAATTACAGTTCAGTTTACTGTAGAAGACATGACGATCGTCGTCGATGTCTCTGATCGGCTGCAGATCTGTTCCTGTCACCTTGCCGTTTGTCTTGGCAGATGCCAGCGTGATCTGGTGGCCGTCCTTCAGTCCTCTGACGATGATGTCCTGCCCTGCGAACGTGTCGCGGTATGTCCGCCCTGATCCGATCTTCATACCCTGAGACCATCCTTTCCACCGGAGTGCACCGGCCCAGTCATTCTTAATGTTTGCCAGGCAGAAAAAGAGATTTCCATCCTGACGTTCTCCAAAATACTGACCACGAAAAGCCATAGCCACATGAGAGAGAGCGCAGCTGCTGCCTTTGAGCCAGATGCACCAGTCTCCGTCTCTCAGATCCGCCTTGTCAGTAATGTAATCGAAGTACTTACTGAAACCGAGCTGGTCCCTGTAAAGCCAATATCCTTGCGCCCAGTTGTCAGGAGTCGGCGGGATCGGGATCCCGGCCCACTGTCCGAATACGCGGAAACCATCCACGCACTGGACTCCGGCATAGTTGTCGAAATCAATAGCTTTGTAGATGTAATTCTCTACAAAAGCCAAAGGAGTTTTTTCCATTGGCAGCACTCCTTCCTGATTTAGAAAAGGACAGCCTTTTCAGACTGTCCTTGAATTTGTGGGAAAACCGCCATGCATGCTGACGGCTTTGCCTGTTCCTTTTCGGAAACAATAATTCCCTTGTCTCGGTATTTTGCTGATTTGTGCAATAACCTAAATGCAAGGAATGTTTTAACAAAATATGTTTGTTAAATCATTTTGCTGATTTAACTGAAGTAATAAACTCTCGCCCCAACTGTAACAGTTGCCTGTGATGTCCCAACGTTGGAGACATTTACAACCACATTGTTTCCGCTGATTAGGTTATCACCTCAAATGTAATAAATCGTCAGCGTGACTGTTCCGTTTGCGACCGCCGCCATATTTCCATAAGTAGCGCCTTGTATGAGATGGAATCCGAATCCTGCCGTACCATATTCATACATTTCACACCGTCTGAACGCACCGTAACTGCCCCTCTGGAAATAAGCACCGATGATGTGTGTTCCACCAGTTATACCGAAGTCATTCATCGATCCAAAGACATTGCCGCCCGCATTGGTTGTGCCTGTATACGATACAGACTTGATCTTCACATCACTCAATCCGTCAAGCTCATCTGCCACACTCACCGCAGAAATCTTCCCTGTCAGTGTTGTTCCTGCCGTGATTGCCGTTGTGACTTTGTACAACTGTCCGTTATAGATAATGTACTCACCGGCTGAGTGATTCGCTGTCGCAGGTGATGTCTCAATGGTGGCAATAGAACCTGCAAGAGTTATGAATGTTTCATCTATCGCACTCTGTGCGTTTGTTGCTGTCAGTCCGCTTGTAGCGTTTGAATAATTGACATTCTCAGCCAGAAGTTTCAAATCACTGACGGAGTTATTAAATGTCTCATTGACCGCATCAGATATGGATGCTTTCAAATCACCTATAGTGATGTATTCATATTCTTCTAAGAGAACGTTGAACGTATATCCAACAATTCTGCGCTTATAGTTCACGTTATACATTGAGTTGATAACCGTGACCGTGTCGCCGATCTGAAGGTTCTTATCTTTCTGGAATTGCAGATGGTCGAATGATACATCCATGTTGACCGAAGAAATCCCTTTATTGGAGATATACGTTGCCGCATATGCATTCAACTGTGCCGCTGTCGGCTTCTCTTGGAATCGATCTGTGCAGTTCAGCACTCCTGTTCTTGCATACGGATACAAGTCTTTATATGGAGAATACTGGATGCTTCCGACAACAGTGCCGGACTGTTCCATAGACCAGTACGGCAGAACACCTGTGACTGAATCAGTCCAAGAAAAGTCTTCTTGCAGATTGAAATCTGTCATGTTCTTACCGTATAAAACCTGTATGTCTGTGTCTGCTCTGCCCCTTCTGTTCAGGAACTGAATTTCATAATTGTTGTACTTATATTCACCGCTATACGTGTCGATCAGTGATCCCTTAACACCGCCCATCAGTTCTCGGAATGTGTGCGGTATGGTCGATGCCATTGCGACATTTGAAGTTTTATTTGTAGTAATGGTAAACGGATTTGTTTCTAACGAATTTGAAATCATTGCCGTCAATGCATCGGCAAGACTTGAAGCCGTAAACGGAGAAACAGGAATCAATTTCCCTCTGTACTGCGCAATGTGTGTCGCATAGATTTCACAGATTCCGTCAATCGGTTTGCCGATGTGTTCAACAACAAAACCCTGTCTCGGATCGGTCTTGTTCGGCATCACTGCTATAACAGAACCGATCTGGATGTTCTGGAAGTTCGGATCATCGAATGATATTTCCATTGTTAAGGAATATTCACCGTTTAATTCTTCCGTCACGAAACAGGAAATCGTGCTATTTAATTTCGCACCATTCGCATTGAAATTGCTTGGTGTCTGTCCTAATAGTCTCGGAATCATATAGACCACCATTCTGGAGTGATTGTGACACTGTCGAAATACGGACTGTCCTGAGTAGTGTACACAGATATTTCGATTTCATCGCAGAAACCTTCCATTTTCCCCAACATCACGAAATAGTTCGTGACATTTTTTCGATCTGTTTCATGTGTCACATAAACGTCATATGTTTCAAGGTCAAAGACAAATTCCAACCGTTTACCACTGTACCCGGAATCAGTGTATCCATAATCCGTAATGACTTTATCAAGTCCGTTTGCTCTGGCTGTCGGTGTGTCAAATTCCCACAATGCGTCGAATGTTTCGTTTGACTGAAAAAAGCCACAGATGTGGACAAAGACGGAGTCGGTGTCATCATCAGCAATCCGTATTGCGGCAGACATCTGGAGATTCGCCCCCATCGCTGTCGTTTTGGTTACTGTTCCGTGTCCATCCGTGCCAAGAATATTCTGGTTTGTGTATGTTGTAGTTCCGTTCGTGAATACCGTATCAATGGTGTCATCATGGAGTGCTACAATCGTCTCCCAGATTTCATAAATCCTTTCCACCTCAAGACCAGTGACATTCAAATGGTCTGAATTATTCGCATACCCTTCAAGCGTATAGACGTATGGATTATTAACGTTATTTTTTTGTCCACGATATAACGCAAGGAATGTTTTTTCGGTCGATGTAATTGCCACATCAAACGTGCCGCCGCCAAATGAACCGTGCGTCACATTCAGCACAGCAAAATATTCTGCTTCTGGTATATCCTCAACAGGCATCTGCGCAAATATCGTCTGCATGTACGGATCAGTTTTTGAATATATTGCGTTTATATTTCCAGTTCTTCTGCCACTAATTGTGAACGGTGTTGCAGTCTTATAAATCTTTGTCGGTTTGCATGAGAAATAGACAGAGAACTGCACTTCATACGCACCAGACTGATCGAACGGTGTAAATTCAATCCCTTCCGCAAGATATCCCATCTGGTAATACTCTGGATCGTAATCAGATTCGATTCTGACATATCCACGATTGGAATAAAGCAGTTTCTTGAACTGTGCGATGTTGTTATCGACATCCGACTTGCAGAAGCAATCGAACCGCCTTGCAACATTGTTCAGCCGCTTGTCGTACTTCAGCAAAGAACCGTCAAGACCAGGCACTTCATACGCTTCGTATGCGATCTCTGGAGAATTAAGGAACGTATCAGATGAAATGAAAATACCAAACTGACCTGTTCCGACACCATTGATATATAACTGTTTCATTACCATCTCGCATTTGTCCTCTTCAATGTGTTCGTGATCTTATCGACCGCAATGGATGCAACTTCATTCGCATTCAGATTGGAACCGTTGACCGTCATGTTCACAGTCACACCGCCGCCAGAAGCCGCCGCAATCATGTTCATAAGTTTGTTCGTACCAATAACCAATTCACTGCCGCCACGATCACCGAAGCGAAGATTGCCGTTGATAGTCGGCAAGACTGTCGGTCTGGTGAACATCACTGCGTTTGTGTATGCTGAAGCGTATGCAGAATCCCATGAATTCCGATTCGGTGAATTGTTGCGGTACGTTGATTCATATGTGTTTTTGTAAGTATTCTCATGAATATTGACAGTTACATCTTTATCAAGATTTTCACCGTCAATCTTCTCTTTGATTTTTCTTAACGCTTCACCGACTGAAGTGAGTGCATTGTTGAATGCTCCGGCAATCTTTTCCTTCACGCTGTTGAATTTTGTTTCAGCGTTGTTCTGAACATCAGAATTATCAAATGCAGATTTGGCATCTCTCAAAAAGCCGGAGACTTTCTCCAGTGCTTCTTTCATCTTGCCGCTGATCTTCTCAGTGACAGATTTGAATGCCGATTCTGCTTTTTCGTATACCTTGGAGTTTGTAAAAGCATTCTTCATTTCTCCAAGTTTGTCTTCAACGAATTTCTTAGCATCACCCATTGCACCGCTGACCTTCGTTGCAACAGTGTCAAACACTTCCTTTGCTTTGGTGGCAATCGTAGAATTGGCAATGGTGTCATATGCTTCTTTCATTTTGTTAGAAACTGCCGTTACCGCCGAAGACATGCCTTCGCCAACCTTGGAAGATACAGAATCAAACACTTCCTTGGCTTTTGTTGCAATGGTGGAATTTGCCACTGCATCATATGCCGCTTTCATCTTGGTTTGCACGGTTTCAGAAGCGGTTTTCATTGCAGTGCTGACATTGGTTTTCAAATTGTTGAACGCTGTTTCTGCATTTTTCTTCAAGGCATTTGCATTGTCTGTGACAGTCTTTTTAATGGATTCCCATTTCTTTTTCATGTCTTCGGACAATTTCTTGCCCCACTCCATTATCTTGTCCCAGTTCTTATACAATGCCACACCTGCGGCAATCGCAAGACCGATACCGGCGACAACCGCACCGATTGGAACAGTCAGCGCACCGATCGTCACCGCAGTCGTTCCCATGATTCCGCTTAACGCACCGAATGCACCGCTTACCAAAGTCACTATTGTGTTCACATTACTAAGCAGTGAAGCCACAGGAGAAATCGCCGCTACAAGTCCCAGAATGCCTAATATGACGGTTTGCGTTGTTCCATCCAGATTACCGAACCAGGTAACAACCTGTACCACTGCATTCACAAGTTTTTCGATCATCGGCAACAGTGATGTTGCTAACGATGAACCCATCTTGAAGAAAGCCTGTGTGGTCGTGTTCTTCAGTTTGTCCATCTGGTCATTGAACTGAACAGCAGAAGCTACTGCATCTTCGCTCATGATCAGACCAGTGCTTTCTGCTTCTTCGCCTAAAGCCTTTAAAGCCGCACCACCATCATCGACAATCCCTGCCATTTCCATCGCAGACTTGCCGAAGATTTCCATGCTCAGCGCATCACGTTCAGTTTCATTGTCAACCTTGGACAGTGCTTCAATCGTTTCATAGAAAACGGAATTGGCTGACCGGAGATTTCCGAATACATCGGTCGTTTTAACTCCCAAAGTTTCAAACGCAGTCGATCCGGAATTCATGCTCTTGGTCAGTTTCGTGACCGCACCTGTCATTGATTCCATGCTGACATCGATAAAAGATGAAGCATACTGCATCTTCTGAAGTTCTTCGACTGTGAAGCCTGTGACATTGGACAGTGTCAGAAGATCATCAGCGGATGCGGCTGATTTGACCGCCATTGCGACCATACCGGCAGCAGCTCCCGCTGCAGCAGTCGAGATCGGCTTCGTCTTATCCGCTACATCCTTAGCTTTTGCACTGAACGCTTCAAGCTGTGGATGAGATGCAGCGAGCTGTTTCTGCAGACTTTCAAGGTTTGCCGTTGTCTCTACCAGCTCGCGCTGGAGAGCATTCTGCTGTTCCCTGGATTTCTCTGTGTCTCCGGCATTCTTCAGCTGATCGAGTGCCTTCTTCAGTTCTTCCTGCCGTTTCTTTGTATCGTCTACTGCCTTGGTCAGAAGATCGTGCTTCTGGCGAAGCAGATCCACATTGCTGGGATCTAACTTCAGCAGTTTATTGACATCTTTAAGCTTTGTCTGAGTATCTTTCAGCGAACTGTCTACTGATTTCAACGAGTCGGTCAGCTTGGTAGTGTCGCCACCGATCTCAATCGTGATACCCTTGATTCGATTGCTCGCCATTTAGATCCTCCTTTAAAATTTATCCATATCGTCCTGATTCGCCAGCTCCGGCCATTCGACGGAGTCGTTCGACTTCTCCACCCACATGTCCAGGATCATGCCGACTGTCAGGAGATCCAGATCAGACATCGATAGCCCGATCTCTAAGCACCGCAAAAGAAACAAAGCGGTCGTCAAAGACCGCTCTGTTCTTCTGCTGTTTTTTTTGGCTGTTCTGTCTGTGCCTCGTTAAGGTTCCACAGAGTAATAAGCTCCGGAAGAATCTGATAAATAGAGAACATGCTGAACTGGTCCAGCCATGTGTCCGGATCAGGAATGTCCTGATTCGCCTGGTATGCCATCACATATGCAATGTTCTCGAAACATTCGAGGCTTTCCACTGTAAGCTCTCCGCCCTTCGACATGTTTGACGTAAGCGTCTGCATGTCTGCAAAGATATCCCGCAGGAACATCTTCCTGTAAATACGCGGAGTCGCTCCGGATGCCTTAAATGCGACCTCATGGCCGTCTATTGTCAATGTCTTCTCCATTATCTTCTACCCTTTTTCCTTTTCAATTACTGACCGAATGTCGGTTCGTAGACCTGTGTATACCATGCGGCATACTGTGTTGCCTCTGTATCAGTGACCTTGGATTTTACCACTTTGTCATTGATCCTCGGCATGCATGTGATGTTCAGCGTTTCAGTCTGAGGAGTAATAGAAGCCTCGACTGTCGCACCGTCTACGGAAGCGCGGGATGCTGTGCATCTGTACATGCAGTGTCTTGTTTTGTTTGCATCGCCTTCAAACTGGAAGAGAAGAGCAAACTCGACTGTTGCAGTGCCGGACTTCTCGACGAGCACGCTGTTCCGATCAGAGACCTGTCCGAGAACATCAGTCAGGAAGGAGTCCGGGATCAGCGCCAGCTCAAGAGTTCCGCTGTAACCATTGTTTGCAGTGCTCTGGAAGTAAAGGATATTATCCGCATAGAACGGATTAGTGTCGCCTTCTGCATCGAGCGTCAGGTTGACAGCTCCCGGCAGTTTTACCGGTGTTGCATATGTCAGAACACCTGTGCCGTCATCAGTTGCGACTGCGTAATAAACCTGTTCGAGTCCGTATTTAACCTTATTAGCCATTTATCATGACCTCCATTTCGTAAAGGATTTCGTAAGCATTCTCAGCGTCGATATACAGCTCGGTCTTGTTCCAGAAGATCTTCCCGGACTGAAGAGCCGCCTCGATCGCCGCCTCGGATGCGAGATCTTTGTTCTGTGTGTAGAGTTCAATCGTCAGATTGTAAATGTTCGCATAGACTTCGTTATCGGCTCCGAAGTTATCGGTGCCGGCGAAGTAATAGACAAAATAAGGAGGAGCTGGAACAGCATCCTCCGGATATGAATAGTAAGCATATGGCAGTCCGGCCATGTCCAGGATCTGGATCAGCTCCTGATGTGTCATTTGCTGTCCCTCCCTTCAATCGCCATTGCAAGCGCAAGCTCGAACTGTTCAATCGCCCAGTCATTCACTCCCGATATATGCGGGAATGCAGATGCCTGTCCGATTACCGGTCCGGACTTCGATGTCTTGACATCGTGACCATGTTCCAGCAGATGTGTCAGCTGGTAGTCGGTCGCGTTGTAGACTGTACCGATGCAGCCGCCGCGAGTCTTGGAGATCTTCGCTCTCCATCCTTTGCGGTATCTGCCGGTCCTGTTCTGAAAGCCTCCGGCTGTCCGGAGCTTGTTCCTGCTTGCTTTGGTAACTTCTTCGGTGCTCTCTACCAGAGCATGGAAAACGTCGTCACCGTATTCGTCGAGAAGATCCTTCAGGTATGGACTGAAGTCGTTCGGCCCGATGACCTTGCCCTTCGTCCTAGCCATTTCCGACTCTCCTCTGAACGTACAGATCTACGATGTCGTTCCGTGTGTTGTACGTCCTGTAAATCTCATACAAGACTCCGCCATACTCCACTATCTGCTCGCCTTTGTAATCGCCCTGGAAGACTCTCATGCGGAGCTCCGGATTCAATCCGTTCCGCCCGCCTTCAAACCATTCCCGACCGGTCACGCTGTCGACCTGTGCGAACACCTTCCGCTTTGTTTTCGTTGACTCATGAACTCCGTATGCATTCTGCGTGAACGTCTCTGCGACGAGATAGATAACTCTGGAGCGGTCCATTTCACCACTCCGTGAAGCCTGTCGCCATGCTCAGCTGAGCCTTCTGTTCGTCGTAGGACTTTTTAAGCCGGTCGTATTCGTCCGGCTCTCCAAAATGCATTTTTACATAAGTGATGACTGCCACCCGGACCAGAACGTTATCCAGGATGACATTCGCGCCGTCAGCTCCGGCAATGTTGAGATCAGCCATCGCTGACAGGATCAGATCAGTGATCTCATCGTCGAATTCTTCATCGACGATTCTCAGCGCCGTCTTGACTTTGGCAAGCACTTCAGCGCTGACTGTAATTTCGCTCATGCTTCACCTCCAGCGATAAAGAAAGACCGGCCGCCGAAGCGGTCGATCTTCCTGTGATTGATTAAGCAGCCTTTGCTACGTTGACGAAAGCGCCGGAAGCGACCGGAGCAACTGCAGCGTAAAGCTTGCCGAGAACCTCGATCAGATCTTCCTTCTTGCGGCTGATGTTGTCGAATGTATATTCGATATCTTCGCCGTTCGGCATGTTGATCAGAGCGCCCTGGCTGAAGTCGCCGACGATCATGTAAACGTCACCAGCAGAAGCTGCACTGTAAGCCTTCAGCTTGTTTGTGAAGCGAACTTCCAGACCTTCAAACGGATCAACGTTGAACTGGCCAGCATACTGTGCAGCCTTGAAAGCAGACCATGTCAGTTTGTTCATAACGACAACCGGACGATTTGCTTCATCGGACAGGTTACCCATTGCCTGAGCTACGAGGCCGATGGACGGAGCACCTGTGATCTTGGCAGCAGCCGGAGCGGTCGCTGTAGCAGTTGTTCCCAGCTGTGCGATCTGGTCGATCAGATCGTCGCTGATGGCCTTCATGATGTAGTGAGCCAGTTCTCTGTAGATGTAACGGAGGAAAGCCTCGCCACGCATGGACATTACTTCATCAGAGAAGCTCTTCCACTTCTTGAAGTATGCCGGAACCATTGTGACGATTCCTTCAGTCAGTGTCTGCTCATCAACAGCACCGGAGCCTTCTGTGTGCTTTACAGCACCGGAAGCGGAGATCTCAAAATTGACTTTCAGATTTCCGCGAACGCTCAGACGCGGGATGTCGCGGAGGATTTCATCCTCGTCCCAGGCTGTTTTGATCTCGTCATAAACGAGATCCGGAACGGCAATCTGGCCGTCCACATTTTCAGTCAGCAGTGCAGCTCTCTTTTCTGCATTGTCCTGATCCTTGAACCATTCAGCATACTTCTCAATGTATTCAGGAGTGTTTCTGTATTCGATGTTTTCCATCTTGTTTTCCCTTTCTTCGACTGTGTCGATCGGTGTCACGTTCATGTTCGCGACCTTGTCGAGCAGACTTCTTTTTTCAGCCGCTTCTGCTCTGATAGCGGACTGTCTTTCTTCCAGAGAATCAACTTCAGCACTGAGCGCTTCGATGTCAGCGCCTTCTCCGTCGATCTCTGTTTTGATCTCGGCAAGACGTGCCTCGATCTGTTCCATGGTCATGTCTTTAATTTCCATGTGTCTGTGCCTCCATAACTCTGATCCTCAGCTTCAGCTTCTCGACTTCCTTGGATCTCTTCTCCGCTTCGAGTCGCTCCGCTCGTTCTGTTTCAATCACTCCGTTGAAGTAGTCACGCATCGAGATCCCGATGTCCGTCCCTGGATTCGCAGGGAAAGAAACTGCGCTGATGTCGTATACCTTCGCGATCCGGTCGATTACGCGCGTCCGCGTCTCCCGGTCGTAATGGTCCTCTGCGACTACAAAAGAAAAAGACATCTGTGTGTAGTTCCCTACAGCGATGTCTTCGTGCATTTCTCTGGATGCCTCTGTGAGGCCCAGATTCGTGCGCTGGTGTAGCCCATGTTCATCAATCGATAATTCAATCGAGTCGTTCTTTGTACGCGCCAGAACGCGTCCAGTGTGGTCTCTGAGGAATACCACGTCTGTCATGTCCGCCTCATCAAATGCGGTCGGTTCAATGCGTTCGTAATATTTCACTCCGTCCATCTCATACATTTCGTATGGTTCAAATGTCGAAGCGTATCCTTCGACAATGTAATCACCGGAAGCATTGAAGGCTCCGGTGTTACGATATTCTCTATTGTCCCTGATCGGCATCTGTGCCCTCCCTGGTAAAAGTACCGTCTTCGTTCATTAGGTAATACTCGCCTCGGATCGTGTAAGCTTGTCCCTGTCCGTTCGGCAGAGGCGGCAGGTTCCAGATCTCTCGGATCTCGTCCCTGTTCATAATCCCGCGGTCAGCCATCTGACTGGAAACGTTCAGTTTTTCTGTGGTTGTCATATACTGCAATCTGTTGCTGGTAGCCATCAGAAGAGATCCCTGTGCTCGTTCCCTGTCCGAAAACATTGCCTGTGTCATCGTTTCGCTGAACTGAATCGCGAACGGTTCGATCACCGATTCGT